GGTATTACTAATGGGATTAATGATTTATGTTCCGATAAATATTGGACACAAGTTTTGAATGAATCGGAAGATTCTATAACCACATCTACGTCTAACCCGAAGGTTGGAATCCTGTGGGTTAAACGTGAAGTTGGAGAAGATGAAAGTGAAATTCCCTTCTCGTCTATCATCGAACTTTCACCGTGAAAATAAATTGGTTTGTGTGGGGATTCCCAGGTAGAACAGGATAAAAATAAAGCCTCTCTAAAATTCAAACCACCCGTATTGAACTGATGTGGCAAAGATCGAAAACAAATTGGAATTTTTGCCGGATAAAAAACTCCAGATAGCAAATCTGTAACCGAAAATAAACTTGGCTTATCATCATTCGTCACGGCCAACATGTTTCGGATTGTGATTGGAAATTTGAAAATCTCCTCACAAAATCTTTGGGCGGTTTCCCTTCGGTTTCCATAGGCGCTTCCAACCCGGAGCAAAATACAAGGTTCGGCAATGCCAAGACCTTCAACCAGAGAAGCCAGCTTGCCAATCATCGTGTGTGTTTGTTGGACCGAATCTGGTAATCTTGATCCCAAGAAGAAATACGATGACAGGAAAAATAAAATCCTATGTCCTTTAATTCTAATTGATTGACTCAATTCGTCCAGAGAAACGAGATCCGGATGTTCCTCTTCTAAGGAGGAAAAATCCGGAAAATTCAAATCGGATTCTGACAATTGAAAACAGGTAACATCTATTCCATTCTTCACGTGTGTTTCAACCGTTTTTGAGATGTATTTTATGAATTCATCGGCATGAATTTCTCCAGATTTTGGAAAATTCATGCTGGAAGCAATAGAACCTAATTTGTGTGGGGTTTTGCTTAAAATCATCCTGTGCTTTACAGGAAGAACAGGTAAAAGTTTCTCAACCTCCGACTGCTTCGATCCCTAAACCAGGATTGTTATAAACAGTTTTAGAATTGTAGGCATCACCCGTAATATCATTGAATTTGTACTGAGAAACAACCTGACGGTGGCCTTTGTCCCCCATGTCTACAAACTCAACCGTGTCAGGCTTAAGTTCTAGAACTTTTTGATCCTTTTTACCTTTGGTATGGATCTGAACAAAAAAACGATATGATTTGTGATCTGGGGCCAGGATATTTTTAACAACCATACCTGCCACCTTCTTATCATCATTGATGGGTTCTCCAATAACAATATCACCAACCTGAAATTTAGAACCAGGAATGTTTCTAGGAACTCTGGGATCAGGTCCAACGGAAACAGAAAGATCCTTGTATGGCTTATATTGGACCTTGAAAATTCCGTTTGCCCCGCCATATCCATAGGTGTCACCGAAAACCCCGGTGTCGAAAAATTCATTCAAAGTAAGGATGTACTTCAAGAGACAACTTTTTTTATATGTATCTTAAATCTCTTCCGGTTTTTGGGACATCTTTAGAATGTCCTGGATCTTTTGTGCCATCTCGTAATTTTCCTCGGCCAAGGCATTTTCCAACATCATCTTTAGGGTATCGGTATCTGAAGTAGTTGCTGGATTAGATCCTTCGCCCGTATCCATCGTAATACAAATTCTTTGTGGAGCATAAATCACCTCAAGCTTGGTGTTGGGCATTTCAATTTCAAATTCTGTTTCCTCGTCGTCTTGGCTCAGTGTTTCAATCACGGTTTCATCGTTCCATTGTTGATTGTACCACGTGACGATCCAATTGCCATAGGTGAAAGATTGGTAATCGTTTTCCACTACATACTTCAAAATTATTTTCAATTCGTGTTTCAAATCCTTCACACTTAGGTTTTGATCGTAATTTTTTCTTTTTAAACCGGGTATTACCTCGCTACCCTGACCGGTACCATGTTTAAATGCCTGGTGAATTAGAAGGATAGAATTCCAATCCAAACTCTGAACTAACTTATCAACAATTTTTTGAATACCTTTCTCCATGACTTTAAAATTATTTTCTGTCTTATATATCCTATTTCTGATTTTCCTTGCCCATCTGCTGGGATAGGGATTTCATCCAATCATGATATGACGTAGGAAAAAATTGTTTCAATTCTAGAAGTTGTCTTTTGCTAAGTTGATTTCTTTCCCTGATGAAATCTTCTACCTCCTGGAAATTTGGAATCTTTTGGTTCGATTTATTTTGTTCTTTTTTTCCAGTGGAAGTGAAAACCCACTTTGGTGTTTTTGCAAATTTTGGGCCCAAGGCAGAATGCCACCAATCCAAAACCAAATTCGGGACGACCTTAGTGTGGTTGAACTCGTGGGCCTGAACCGGGAATTGGATGGACATGAACCTATTGACCATGAAAAAATTTCGAGACTTGTCTGCCTTGCCCACAGATTCCCACTTTTTATCTGATCCAAAAAGAGAATTTACAACATCGAAAAGTTCCATTTCTATTCGGAAAAAGGATTGTACATCTTAGGTACAGCAGTAGATGTTACCCACTCTGTACCCTCTAAAATTTTAATTCTATCGAGGGTGATTGACCTTCTTTCAAGATTAATTCCTCTTCTAATTTCTGCCACAGAATTCGTAATTACCCAAGAGGGCATAACCATTTTATCCAACCACATCAGTTGATAATTTCTTTTTAAATTTTCGGATGCCTTCTGCCTATTTTCTTTGGAATCTATGTCTTTCATTAATCTCAAAATGTAACCTCCGGCCCAATCAAGAAATTCTGTGTCCTGTAGTAAATCACCAAAAGAACTTCCTGACCATTTAGATTGCTGAAGTGATTCCAAAAGTTGTTCTGCCTTTTTTGGAGTCATTCTTGACATCTTACCAGGGGTTGCCTCAAAGTTCCAGACCCCCGGAACAGCATCCCCTTCGTCTCCAATCAGCATTTTTGTGAAAATGAAACTTTCTGGTTTGATTTCATTTACGGTTAGATTTTGTATCCATTTTTTTAATTTTTCTTTGTCGGTTTGATTCAAATCCGGCATATCAAAAATTGAAACTTGTGGTTGGTGGTCTAGCCACCTTTCTTTCCATCCAACTGGACATGAAACAACATTGTTTTTGGAATTATTTGACCAAACTAAAGTCCAATTGTCTCCCTTCCATCTTGAAAGCTGATGTAGATCTTTGTCGCCGGAAACGATGATACAATCTTGGGATTTGGCTGTGAAATAGTCTGCCCAAAAATACAACAAATCATCTCCCTCGGCCCCGTCAGCCCGAGAGTGCACGAATCCCATTTTTTCAAGTTGTTTTCCAAAAGAGTCAAGTAAATTAAAAAAAATTGACCAGTCTACAGATTCGTCTTTAATACGGTTAGACTTGTAACCTCCGCCTTCAATAACCACGTCCTTTCTCCAGCTTCTTGAGTCAGCCGTGAAAATTAATCTTCCTCCGGTAGGAAGCTCCCTAAGGGCGGCACAAAGATCAGTGGCTATCTTCCGAATAAACATGGCCTGCTCATTTTTAGTTTTTAGCACTTCTCCTGGATCTTTTGATCCATAACCTCCGAAGATTCCAAAAGTTTTGTGGAAAATATAATTTCCGTCGATGAGAATGTTAATCATGGTAATACTTTAAATCAAACCAAATTTCTGAACCCACAACAAAATTGGGATCGGTTATTTTGAAATCAAAATCAGTGAAATTAGAAAAATCTTCCTCGTCTGTTCGAAGTCTTCTGTCCACAGAATCCGCATCTTTTCTTAAAGACAATCTGGATTTTCTAGTTTTTGGGTCTATATCTAAGAAAATAATGAAAGACTCTTCTCTGTCGTCCGGTTTAAGGTTAGCAATACCAGAAGGTGTTAGAATCATTAAATCGCTCGAATTGAATTCCTGAATAGAAGTACCATAAATCCATCCGGCGAAAAGATTCACCTCGTAAAATTCTTTCCTTTCGAACATTCCTTTGAGAATTTCAAAATCTTCCAAATTTTTAACGAAGAAGTAGTCTTTGCCTTCCTGTTCTTTGGTTCGACGAGGTCGTGTTGTGTGAGACACACAGTACTTGAAACCTTTTTCTTCTAAAAGTTGACGGAGGTGATCCTTTCCCGCTCCACCCTTACCACACAGGATTATTCTTTTTATTTTTTTGGAGTAAAACAAACTACTGGCATACAGCCACCCATCAGATCGGTTGGGGTTGAAATCTATATGGATTTTTGGATCTGGATTTCTATTCTCCATCTTCGTAACCCCTGTGATTTAAACCTTGTTCTAATTGGTTGAAAATAAATTCTGCCTTTTCCTGACTGGAAGGAGCCCATGCCCATTTACCAAAATCCTCATTTCCAGGAAAGATTTCTCTTTCTCCTAATTTAACCCCGAAAACCTCTTTTGGTGGGTCAATTTTTCTTTTGAACACTTCCCAGGCGATTACCCTTTCGGCATCCGTACAAAATTGTTCATACATCATAGCCCTTTCTCCCCTCTTAACAAGTCGGTAGATAAAGGTGTTCTTTTTTATTTCATTAGGCAAAAGATCCATTAGGCTTGAATTTGTTTTTGAATTTTAAATACGAGGGCGAGCAAAGAAACTATGGGATCTATGACCAACATTCTCTGTGCCTGGTGTTCGGCAACCATCACGATTATTCCGGGAATTATTTTGGCGAGTTCTGGTCGGTTGTGCTGGATCCAACTTACAAATTCATCACCCATAGCCAACATCACGCTGTCAACTTTACCGGCATATTGTGACACGACAAACTGATAATTTTCAACGGGATTTTTTCCGTCACAGATTAAAAGGTAAAGATCCTCGTGGGAATAAGAGGAATCTTTAACTTTTTTGGCGTCTACATTTTGAATTCCCTCAATTGACCATGCTTGGATTTTGTTCAAAGCAGATCTTAAATCTGGAAAAAAATCCCTTTCGAAAACATCCAAAGCTTCAGAATCTATTGAGATGGAAAGTTTTCCCAAAATCAAAGTGATCCTTCTTCTCCATTCTTCCTTCAATTCCTGTTCTTCTTCGTAATTTACTGGGTCGAAATTGATAACTTCAAATCTGGACTGAATTGCCTCTGGCACCTTGGCAATCCAATTACACGTTGCTACAAATCTGGCATTTCTAGCGAATTTCTCAATTGTTCCCCTTAAAGCCTTGTAAAATTGATCCGAAGCACCGTCAAACTCGTCTAATATTACCACCTTCAAGGCAGATTTACCATCCATAATGCTTAATGTTGAACAGAAATCGTTAATCTTTGTTCGAATAACATCAACCGAGCTTTCATCTGAAACATTGATAAACAGGTGGGGAGAACCAGTGGCTAAAATTTTTGCTAGGGTTGTTTTGCCACAACCGGGTGATCCTGCCAACAAAACATTCTGTGCCAATGGCTTGCCGTCAAAGAGATTCCGTATACGATCCGGCAAAATCATATGTTTTAGATCCCGGGGCCTAAGCTTTTCAGTCAACAATTGATTAACCATAATTCCTCTTTCAAATTTTATGAAAATTCAAATAAAGGTTTCCCCTTACTTGAAAAAAGAGGTCATGTCGTCTGCCTGATTTTTGTCCGACCTAACCTCAATGAAGCGGGGAAGAAATAGGCTTCTATTTCCGAATTTGTCAGTGATAGGCTCGTTAAATTGAACGGCAGCTACCTGACCAATCCACTGATCAGGATTGGCACTAAGAGTTTTCAGATCGGCATCTGTAAATCCAGATCCTATCTTCACTTCCAAAGTTCTAGAGGCATCAGTACAAATGAAACCCCCTATGAATCCTTCTCTCTTACCCTCGCCTGGATACCATCCAGTGATTTCCAAATCACAATCTTGAACCTGCTTCAATTTGACCCAACTTTTACTGCGTTTACACTCGTACACGTGGTGCCCTGGTTTGAGAATTACCCCCTCTCCTCCCAGAGAAATAATTAGTCCATAAATCTTTTGGGTTTCTTCCATGGAATCTACCACCCATTGGCGGGCTAGTTTAACTTGGGAGTTTGAAGGCAAGAACGAGGTCAAAACCTCTAGTTCTTTTCTTCTTTCAATGAATGGAGTGGTTCCGTGTCCAACCTTCAGAACCGAAGACTTTTCCAAATCGAAAACATTGAACATAAATTCCTTGTCGATTCCCTTAGGAGCTGTACCCTTCAGAATTTGGGTTACCTTTCCAGAAACAGACTTTCGGTTGAGATCTGTTAGTTCACCGTCAAAAAATACTTCTTCTACAATGTTGGAATTGTGGAGAATCTGAACTAGGTCTCGCTCTATAGAGGAAAGTCTGGTTTTGTCCAGCTCGTTAAAGGCCCTGGTGTAAAATTGAAAACCTTTTTCTTTGTCTCCTACAGCAATTACCCTAACACCGTCGTATTTCTCCTCACAGTAGATCTTATCCCAACCCAAAACTTCTTTTTGATCGTCGGTGGCCAACATTAAAGAGGGGTCCGGAATTAATTCCTTGCCCAAGGCCTTGTTAATGAGCTTGGCACCAATCCCCGAATTCATTCTCTTCGTGAAAATTTTCATTAGAATATCCCGAAGTTGTCTGTCTTCGATTGAATCCTCAGAAAGACGAGAATTGATGAGTGCTGTGGCCTGACCCCTAAGGTTATCGTTGGCAGCCGGAGCTGATTTCAGGGATTCCATAACGGACTTGAAGATTTCGAATCCAGGAAACTCCCCGGTGGGGGTTGGTTGTAGGTCCAACTTATGTAACTTGGTCGTTACAAAAGGATTGAAGCACACGTCCAGAAGGTAGGACATCACTTCGGTGAGATTTTCTGAGAGCAGTCTTTGCTTCTCTTTTTGGGACCCGTTACCTGTTAACGATTCGAGTGCCGATAGGATTTTTAGTTCGTTTATCATGATGTAAATGTAGAACTAAACCTCGCAAAAAAAAAATTAAATCAGTAAAAAATTGGGTTTTTTTCGAATAATTCTTCAGCATCAACAGAAACCGCTCCCGGGTGCCTACACACTAAAGATCCTGCCAAATTAGCGAGTTTTGCCACACCAATTAAATCATCATTGGATGTAACCCCGTTCTCCCCAGAAAAGAATCCCAATCCAAATACGGCAGAAACGGTATCCCCTGCCCCAGAGACATCGGCAACATCCACACTAATTCCAGGGATATGATGAGAAAAATGTCTTCCAACCAATAACATGCCATTTTCTGATAAAGTAATTAGGAAATATTGGTAGTCGAATTCTTCCATCACCAATTGGGCATAATTTACAATCTGGTCAATTTCTAAATCTTCTTCAGATTTGATATTCACCATAGCCTTAAATTCACTCAGATTTGGCTTGATCAGATCGATTCCTTGATATCGCCCAAGATCTGCCACTTTAGGATCTACCAAAATCTTTTTCGAGTATTTTTTCGCTATTTCAATTAGAGACGCTAAAACATAATTCGTTAGTAATCCTTTCCCATAATCTTGAAAAATAACTCCATCGTGAAATTGAATCTGTTCGTCGAAAATTTCAATAATTTTTGAAGTTGAGTTTTCTAATAAATCACAAGTTGTTTCAACATCAATTCTAACGATTTGATGTTTGTTCCCTATTACTCTGGTTTTTTTTGTTGTTGGTCTGGATTCTTCTTCGATAAAAATAGGATTGATTTTTTTCTCGATACATTTTTCAAACAAAATTTTTCCATCTTCATCATCACCAACCAAAGATAACAGGGTACAATTGGCTCCGAATGTCGTGATGTTCTGTGCTACATTTGCCGCCCCGCCCAGGAAAAATTCTTCTTTGTTCTTAAGAACAACCGGAACTGGTGCTTCTGGAGATACCCTGTGAACTTTTCCATACACATAGTGATCCAAAATGGAATCACCCACAACAAGAATTTTTTGTGTTGAAAATAATTCTTTGAAATTCATTTATTGAAATTTAAAGAGTGAAATCTGGTGCATCTGCTGATTCCCCACCTTCCCCTTTATCCTTTTTGGCCTTGTCCGCTTGTTTCTTTTCGTCTTTTTTGAATTTTTCGTTCTCTCTATATTCGTCCATACTCAAACCAAGCCATCTTTTTATTAACCACTCCTTATCGAAATATGGAACTTCCTCTTCTCCGATTTTTTGTTTCATATCTCCCAATGCGGTGATAAATGTCGTTCTTTTCGTGTAGTTAGATAAAACAATTAGTTGTTCGAAAACATTTTCTTTAACGAAGTTCAAACCCAAATTTACTTTAAATGATCTGTCTTCAGACAAGGCAGGAAAATCCAAACAAGTTTGGATATAAAGAGGTTTAACCAAAAGTTCTTGGAAAATAGATCTCAAACGGGTAACAAATTTTTCGTATCTAATTTCGTCTCTTTCTAACTGGTCGATTGATATTTGATAGGTGGCAGGACCACTTCTCCCAGCAAACCTAGCATATGGAATTTTGGAGTCTAATTTTAGCTTGTTGTAAAAATAAACAACATTTTCCATCACGTTAAAATCGGGACCATTTGGATTTAAAGTGTTAATGTCTGGCGATTCCCCGTCTTTTTCCGGAAAGAGATAATTTTTGTAAAACTGTACTCTGGGGGCACCATTGACAGTCAATTCCCCGGAAGTATCATTAATTTGAATTTCTTCTTTATACTGAGACATCAGCTGTCCCAGGGTTTGCATAGCTTTTTGTCCGGATTGTGTTCCAACAGGAATAACGAATTTCAAACGATACGAAGCGTTCATGACATTCCAAATTACCCGAGTATTTTCCATGATTCTCAGAATGTTATAAGATCTGATCAGCCTTTCAGTGTAGCTGACTCTGGAAACGGAATTACCCTTGGCATAGGAAAGATAAATGACCTGCTCTGCCTTTAATTTTCTGGTCATTCTAGGATCACCCGGATATTGAATCCAGATTTGTTGAAATTCTTTGTTGGGCTGTTGTTCAGTTGCAGGTTGAAGAGAGGTGGCATCTAATTCTTTGAAACCAACAATTTTTTTTCCATCTGTCGAGTACACAATTTCAAAAGCCAAAAAACCATCAATTAGAAATTGACGAAAATACTGCCAGGCAAGAGTACTTTGTTGAAAACCAAACAGCATGTACAAAGTTCTGAAATTTTCTTCTACCTTAGAACGGACTTCGGGTTTTAAATCAACATTTAATAAAGATGGATACCCGAAGAAATTTTTGTCGTCGTAGTTGATAGCATCGTCTGATAAAGTATCCAGAATGAAATCAATTTCTCCGTTTAAAGCAAATTTTCTTAAGAATTCTCTTTTCCCGAGATAATCCTTGTCGAAATAGGCTATGTATTTTCTTACTCTAGTATCTTGATAACCTAAAGTCCAGAAGAAAGCGTCATTCTCGGTAAATCCAGTTCCTTCATTGTTGAAAAAGGTAGATTCGGTTGCCCCTATAGCCTGAGAATTCCGGATAACCATATCCTCGTACTGCATACCAAACCTTCCAATTTTAGATAGGTTTCGGTACAGATTTCCTAAAAAGGAACGCTGTTGACTGTTATCATCGTTAAATCCTGCCATAATTATGCCGGTGTTTCTGTTTCTGGCGGGGATCCTTCTGGTTCAGTTCCTGCTTCTGAATCACCACCTTCAGCGCCTTCTCCACCTTCTGGAGTTTCTTTTGATTTTTTATTCTTGGTCTTCTCTTTAGCTTCTTCATTGGCTTTGATATCATCCTCAGTCATTCCTAGAAAATTTTCAATTAGATAACCCAAAGAAAAGAAAGGCTGTCCTTCTCCGTCCACCAATCCATACATGGCATCTATGGATTCTTTCCTTTTGTTCATCGTTTCTATTTCCTGATTCACTCTGAATGGATTATCCGAAACAAAAGTTAATCCAAGTTGACTTCTGAACATATAATCTTTCTCCAATTGCGGAAAATCTCTACACAATTGAATCCACAAAGGTTTTATAAGAATGTCCTGGAAAACGGATCTTAATCTCATGATAAACTTTGCGAATCTAATTTCCTCTTTATCCAATCCTTCGGCTGCATTGGCATATTTACCAATCGATCCACCATCTGGTCCTTGGAATCTAGAAAATGGAATTTTAGATTCTTGAACCAACTTGTCGAAAAAATAAGCCAAAGGAGCTGGATCATTCAAATTTGGTCCGGCGGTGTTAAGGGGTTCAATATTTGGAGTACCTAAAGCTCCCTTAGGCATAAGATAATTTTTGTAAAATTGAATTTTTGGCTGACCATTTACCGAAAGTTCCCCACTTTCATCGTTGAATTGAATATCTTCTTTGTATATGGACATCAACTCGCCAAGGGTTTGCATAGCCTTTTGTTGCGATCTGGACCCCACTGGGACTGTCATTTTTAGACGGAATGATGCATTCATCACAGACCAAATAACACGGGTGTATTCAATGATCCTGAGAACATTGTACGGACGAATCAATCTTTCTGAATAACTTACTCTTGAAACAGTATTGCCTTTGGCATAAGAAAGATAAATGATTTGGGAATCGTAAAGCATTCTCCTTTTTCTTTCGTCCTTAGGATATTGATACCAAACATTTAAAAAGGTTCCATCTTTTTGCTTTTCTACGGAAGGCATAAGGGTGGTTGCGTCTAGTTCTTTGAAACCAATAATATTTTTCCCCTTGTCATCGTATACGATTTCGAAAGCAACGAAACCATCAACAAGGAGTTGTCTGAAATATTGCCATGCAGAAATATCGTCATTGAAACCAAACATGTCGTACAATTTTTTGTACGTCGAATCAATTTTATCTGAAACATCTTTTTTAATTCCAATAATGTTTAAGAAGGCTGGATATGCGAAAAAATTAAATCCATCATAGGAAATTGCCTCGTCGCAGACCGTATCCAAAATGTATTCAATCTCAGGATTTAAAGAAAATTTTCTTAGATAATCTCTTTTTCCTGCATAGTCTTTATCAAAATATGAAATATACTGTCTGGTAGTCGTATCTTGTCTACCTAAAGAGAAAAGTGTAGTTTCATCTTCAATCGGACCTTTCTTTAAAAATTCTGCTTCTGTGGTACCAATTGCCTGTGAATTTTTGACCACCATGTCTCCATATCTCAATCCGAAATTGCTCAGATTTTTGATCGAGTCCCTAATTCTTTGGAATACAGGGTTGGTGTTTGGGTTCTCATTAAATCCTGCCATGAAGTCAGAAATTTGGTTTTATAGACAAAATCAAATTTTTATTTTCGATTTATATTCTTTATATATCTGATCCAAAGAGAGACCCTCTAAAGTTGCTTGGCTAAAATATGGAATTTTTACCCAATCTGAATAATCTACTATTTTCATTCCTCGCAAATTTTCCTTTTCGAATCCAAAAATTGCGAATTCATATCCAGTTCCTTTAAATATTTTTTGTAAATTTTCCCCTTTTAGATTCAATGGCATCTGAGATTCGGAAATGTTTCTCACATTTTCTTCAAGTATTTCCGAAAAAGTTGTGGTCAAACGTGTTAAAATTTCTGCGAGATTATCGGGTGGGATAATTGTTAAATCCATAACTTTACAAATTATCCTATTTCCAATTCTTTCTTCAGATAAAAAAAGAAAACAAGGGTATCTATTCACAAAAGAATTTTTTTCTCCTGTTTTTGATTTTGTGGTATGCAATCCAAAATAAATTTTTCCACTTTTGAAGGCTGTGAATTTTTCACCGGTATTTTTCGAGTCGGGACCATACTTCTCCGAGAATTCTTGGTTTACGGAGGAATTAAGTTCAGATAAAGAGGAAAATTGACTTCTCAATTTTTTAGCCTGTTCAGGAAAGTCTATCATTTGCTTTGAAATAGGAATTTCTCGTTGACAACTCCGAATTTCATACCCCTGCTTTCTGCCCAGTGTTTTGCAGCTTTGAATTTTGCTTGATTTGTAATCCAAATTTGCATTTTGTGATTGTAAGATTTTAATTTTTCTACTGTGTATGTTCCTTCGTATATTGGCTTTTGGTGTTGTTTTTCTGGCTTCACCTCGACCAACCATTCCTGCTCATTTCCATCATCTTGAAGAACTTTCAAGTAAAAATCAACGTTGTAATTGTGATCTTTTTTATCTAGTGGATTGTAATAAGGAATTGCCGCTGGTTCAGAACTCCATTTTAAAATTTTTTCGTTGTTGTCACAATATTTGCAAAATCTGAATTCCCAGCTTGATCTACAAATAATGTTGTGAATATCCCCAACATATTTTTCTGGATTAACGGGTACATACAAACCAGATTTGTAGTCACCGTTGGGTTTTATTTTCTTGATGTCAGTCATTTAAATATTATAGGAATTGTCTTCTCCTGTAATATAAGAAAATGGAATGGTTTTGGGTGATTTTGGGGGATGTATTTTTTTCCAGCCCTTTGCAAATCCGTTTTTAGCTATTTGTGTATAATATGCAAATGGATTATTTGATTTAGTAGGGTCGAATCTGTTCCAATATTTACAAAGATCCTCCATGGCAAAAGCCATACAATCAGCTTTGTCGTCTGGATCTTTGTAAGCCATTTTCTTGGAAATTCCAGCAATCATTAAATTGAACATTTCAATGGCCTCTACAGTCAGCTGTCCATTTTTTTTAGATTCTAAAATAGCATCCATTAAACTGGAGTTGGTAACGTAAACTTTCGTCATTAAATGTTAAAAAATTGCTAACTTAGAATCTTAGTTTTAACCTCGGGGTTAGTTTCATTTAAAACTTATTTTCCTCTGGTGAATCATCAGAAAGTTTGTTGTCTTCAGATTTTCCAGTCGGAGCAAAACTCATTCCTTTTTTGTAGTCATCTACAAAAGGTTTTGGTTTTTTATCCTGATCCGGATCAGATGGTGCAAAAGCCCAAACCCTGCTAAGGATTTTTTTTAGTTTTTTTTTGACTCTTCGCTTTCGTCGATATTGTAACCCATTTCACTGTTTGACTTATAATCAAGTTTACCGTCTGCTCCTTTAGAGGGTGCAACCGAAAAATTAGGATCTGTTTTTTGTACCTGCGGACTGTGTGATTTACCTTTGATGGTTTTTACTCCATACCCGGCATCTCCCTCAGCCTTACCCGGGGCAACAGCAAAATTTTGATTTATTTTTCCTAGTCCAGTTTTTTCATCAACATTGTAACCCATTTCATCGTCTACTTTGTAATGGGGTTGTTTTCCCTTTTCATTTCCGGGGGCAGAAGCAAAATTCGGATCTGTCTTCATGACTTGTGGATTTTTTGCTTTGTATCTAATTCCTTTTACATCATAATCTGCATCTCCTTCTTCGGATCCGGGGGTTTCTGCCAATCTCATGAGTTTAACATCAGATTTGCTAAATGTTGTATCTTCGGACAAATTATAACCTGCACCTTTATTTGCCTTATATTTGGTGTGTTTTTCATTTCCTTCTGGAGCTTCTTCTAAATTAGCATCCTTCAAATTTTCGAAATCTTTTTGACCAGACTTATCGTTATCCTTTCCCTTGGGAGCAGTTTCGGTATTTTTTCTCATCGTGTTTGCTGGTGTTGAATCTTTCTTTTCTTTCGAAGATTTTCCAGGGGCAATTGCCATTTGCTGCGAAGCTTCTTTTAATTCCTCTTGTGATTCTGAATCTGCTTCGTTCTCATCCCCTGCTCTGGATAAAGCATCATCTAAATTTTCAATCTCATCGATTTTAAAATCCCCGGTTCTGCCGTTATCCATCAAAACAGTGTAGGACCCAGAGGTGCTGTCAATAGAAATAATTTTTCCCGTATTACCGTTCTCTAAAACTTTAACATATTCTCCCACATTGAATTTATCATCCTCGAAAACTTCCTCGAAAGCAAGAGCTTGGTTTTCAATTTTATCCAGTTCGCTGTTAACAGCAGACCATTTTTTGCGCAACGAAGAAAGTTCTTTTTCTAACAAATTTTGTGCTCTTTGAAGTTCGTCCGAATTAGCAAACAAAGGATTTAAACCCATTTGAGATTCAACTTTTCGAAGCTGTCCTTCTAAAACTGTGATATTTTCCATCAGTTTTTTTCTATCATTAATCATAATAGATTTGATTCTAGATTCTCCCTCTAAGAATTCTGTTAAACCTTCTGAAATGTCATACTTTAGGAATTCCTTAACCATATTAGTTGCCTGTGTTCCGTTAACTTCGAATACGGAATTATCTGACATTGACTCGTTGATTCGATTTAGGAAAATTTTGTTTTCCCACTTGATCAAATTAACAGAAGCACCTTCGTAAACTTTAGATTCGATTCTCTTTGCAAAATCAAGTTCTACGATAGAAAAGAAGTTTTCATACAAATTCAGAATGTCATAAACAATTTTATTTTCATTCATTCCCAGTGATCCAGAAATTTCTAATCCGATTGCTTTTGAAAGATTGATTTTATCTTGAAATCTCATCGATTTTCCATTGAAAAGAACCGATACGCCTTCCCCTTCTTCGACCAATGAGAATTTATTTTTACCTACAAAAACATTTAAACCATGCTCATCAGCTTTCACATAAGGAGCATAAAAAGATTCCAAAATAGAAAGATAATTTTTAGGCAAAACAGCAACTTGGCCACGATTCAACCTCTTCAATCCTTGATTAGATCCTTCGAAAACATTTGACCCTATAGTAAATATTGTTTTACCTCCTTCAACGAGAACAGGTGAGAAAACTCTTCTCACCGAAGAATTACCAGAATGAATTGGAATATTTAATTTGGACGAATCGCTCTCCATCAGAGAAAGATTATTCAATAAATTTCTCACGATTGGATTAAATTGCCATCTTGAAATTTCCTTCGACAAAAGAGAAATTGATTTATTTTCGGAAACCAACCAATTGTTCAAGGATTCAGTTACTGGCGAGTAAAAGTCGGATCCGGCATTGCTAGAAATTGCATACAATGCTTTTGAAACTTCAATTTCGGGTCTAAGATCATTTAAAAGGTCTTCTATAGATTCGGTAATTTCCTGAACTCTTTCATCCCAATCGAAATTCTTCATTTCTTGTAGAAATCCTTCTGCAACAAGAAATTCTGGCATGTTTTTGGTTTTGAGCAAATGATAATATTTTTCGCAAATAATTTTGATAGAAGGATGCTCGAAAATGCCAGAATTACGAATAATATTAATACCTTCTAAAACACCTAGATTGTGTACTTCTTCGGATTTCATGAAAGCTTCTACCCCTTTGTCGTGTGAAGAAAGAGCGGCTAAATTTTCGTTCAAACTAGAATAGTCTACTTTAGACGTTTGCGACTTTTCGCTTTCAACATAGCTTCCTGAGTTTTTGGATAATCCGTTTCCAACACCACCCCAAGATTCCATGATTCTACTAGCTGAGTTTCTCGATCTAGCCAATTCTTGTTCTCTTATCAACTGAAAGGGATCTTGTGCTGGTGTATTCACAGTTTCAATATTTTGAATAGATTCCATAATCAGATCGGTGTTGATATTAGAATCCCCCCTTTCTATCTTTTGAATGTTTGATTCGCAGATAGCTTTTACCTCAGGAGAGGTTGTTGTATTTCTTAGTGTTTTGAGTTTATTCAGTAAATCCATTTTGTTTTGAATTTTTTTACGTTCTATATATCATTCAGAAATTTCGTTTTCCGAATTTTTTTATTTAGCAACAAGAACTTGTAGCTTAACATCAAAGTCGGGGTGGGGATTAGTAAAAGTGATTCCCCCACCAGAATAAAGTAAATCATATTCGCTCAAATTCCATCCAGTTACATCGGAATCGGTAGATCCGAGGGGGTTTCCGCTCAACACCATAAGTTCTCCTAGGTTGTAATTTTTTCCTTGATAGCTCCAATGAATGTATTTTTGAATTTGAGGTGTACCGTTAGTAGGGGTTGGAACGCCGGGAATAATTGGAGTTTGTGAAGCGAATAATATTGGATTTTTAGGAGCTGGATATTGAACTTTGACTGCTATCCATCTCACAAATCCTTCAGTTCCAATATCGGTTTGACTTAGTTTTATTGATTTAGTTCTTTTGAGTGTGATCATCAATCTTGAGTAATCCTCAACATCAAAGAATAAATCTTTGAAATTAAAAAAAGTTGTATAGTTGAAATCTTCCTCCAACACGAATTGGTTTTTGAAGAAAATCCAACCATTGGGAGGAATTGGAGGGCAGAGTATAGGTCTGGTAGCCATTTTAACTTGCGGTTAGAACCGTTAATTTTACATTATACTCGGTTGGATTTGAAAATACAAACCCCCCGGTTGCAGCTCCGGTGTATCCTATCTCTGAACTAACATCATTGCTTGTTTGCCACCCCTTCCAAATTCTACCATTTTTTACCTGCCCGGTCAACATCATAAAATCAGCCATAATGAATCTTGAACCTTTGTATTCCCAGTAAAGCATTCTTTGATCTGGTGTAGCATCTGCATAAAATTGTGCTCTTGCCATAAATAAACCAATTTCACCCAAGGTTGTGTCAAAGTCACCCTGATCTAGATTAACCGATGTATAAGGAGCTATAACAAAAGTCTGCTGTTGATACCCAGAGAAATCTCTCACCGGATAGAAAAAATCAACCAGATCCAACTTTTGTTCTGTAACGTCTTGCCACGCAACATTCATAGATGTATTATAGAACCTGATTTTTTTAGGGTCATTGAAATTCGAAAAAGTCAAATTAACTCTTTCTAAACCACCAGGATTTAAAGCAATCAAAGTGTACCTAGTATCGAAATTAGCCGATGGTCCTGGGTCCAATCCTATCTGTGAAGACCCTTCACCAAAATATGTTCCACCCGTTATCGCAGGAGAACTTCCTCCATAAATATCAAGATCCCCGCCGGTTATTGAATTATTCCCATTGGACATTTTTATAATGTGGTCGGATCGACCCAAGGTTTCTTTGGAGGATCACTTATTTTTGGTCTATTGGAATTTGTATAAAGAATTTGCTGGTTTGAAAAATCAATATTGCTTTCTAAATTTTTTTCTTGTTCTGTTTCGGATTTTTCTAATTCCAAAATTTCTTGGTTAGAATTTTCTTCAGAGGATAGATTTTGTATTTCATCAGGGTTAAAGTGTTCATTTTCCGGATTTACTTTATCATCAACAGATTTAACAAGAATTCCTCCACCATCAATAATCACTTCATCTTGATTAGAGTAATCGTGAGTAAATGAAATATTCTGAAAAGTTTTGGTCTCAGGTTGTTCGAATTTTTGATCTTCTTCAATTTTTTCGGTCGGTTTAAGATAATCAACAAGGGATTTTATAAATCCGAGAGCGACCAAGGGTAAAATAGCTCCAGAAATTAGACTTAGAACTCTTTTTTGAAAAATTAACTCTTCCCCTTCTAATCCAAAAAGTTGACTCCATGATTCGAAATTTTCCAAATTAACAAATGCATAATAGGTGTTTCCCATTGATTGCATGAAAGTCAAAACAAAAAATAAGAGCCAAATCAAATTTTTGTTCATCTTTTCCAAAGTTATAATTGAAGCCAAAGAAGCTGCTGCTCCTATCTCAAAGGCGATAGCCAAAAAAATTGCCAACCATTCTGGATTAGACAACTTAAAAAACTCAATTACGTGGATGGTTGAGATCACACTAACCACAACATAAAGAGAAACAAAGGTTGAAATAATAAACCAATGCAACTTTTTACTGTTCATGTTTCAACAATTTTATTTTGGTTTCCAAATCCTTTTTTCCCGGCAATATATGTTCTTTTTGAAATTGCATCATTTGCTGACTTCTATCCTTTTTAGAAATTTCATCATTTAGATAATTATATAATTCTAATTTTGATTCAATCTTAATTTTTTCAAGATTTTCCCGAGAAATGACCAAATTACTTAAACTGTCCCGCTGGCCGGTACAATTCGTTTTTTCTTTGTTTAATTTTCTTATTTCACTGTTCTTTGAACAATTATGAATGAACATGAGAAAAAACATCATCACAAAAACCAAAAACCCGTGTTTAGAGAAAAAAACTTTTATCCTTTCCATAATTTCAATTTTTCTTCAAGTATATATCTTTAAAAACTAAAATCTTTTACTGGATGAAATCACAATCCTAGATTTTTCTAGACTATATCTATACCTTGCTGTGCAGCGGCTAATTCTTTTTCTAAGTTAGCAATAATTTGTGCATCCTGTTTAGAAATTTCTAATCCAATTCCGAAGGGTCTAAGAACAGAAACAAAATTTTCGGCATCTTTCAAACCTTTTCCTGTTTTTTTAGATAGGAAATAATAAATAGCATCCAAAGGGGTTGCCTCAATGAATAAGGTATTTTCTTTTATCTTTTCCTTCTTAAATTTTGTAATCAATTTATTAATTTCGATAATTCCAACCGCTTCTCTTTCTTTCCATTCGGCTTCTTCCAACATGTAATTATAGAAAATCTGAATGTGTTCCGATTTTTCGAATTTGATTGCATACAATTTACTGGAAAATTTTTCTTTTGCTTCCTGTAATCTTTTTTCACATTCTTGTATTCTTTTTTGATCCAATTGGAATGGAACATCTAATCCTTCAAAATCGTTTGAATTAACTGGAAGAACCTGAGTGACAACTTCCGAATTTTTTGTTGAAATCTTTTTTCCCATGATAAAATTTTTTATTGATCTTACATGAGATTCTAAATTTGTTTCAACAATTAGACCTTAAAAACATCGAAATCTTCCCGATTTTGTTGTAAATAAATTTTTAGCCTTTCCCTCAGATCTTTTACTGGGTAAATTTTGGCATCGGATTCCGGTCCAATGTGAACTAAAAAACCTCCATGAGTTTCTATCCCCAGTTCTTCCTCTAAAATCAAACGGTACAAGCTAATTTGAATCGAATACTCGTTGTGTGAATTTTCGTATAAATCAACAAATGGATGAAGAAGTTTTTTGTATCTTCCTTTAGGGTGGTGGTCATCCTTGAACTCTTTGTTGGTTTTCCAGTCACCGATAAGAAACAAAAGCTTGTTTTGTTTCTCGTCCCACATTAAAAAAGGTTGGTCGATAGTTCCAGCCAATTTCCATTTTTTAGAAAAAATTTTTAGCTCTGATTTCAAAGGCTTCAATTTTTTCAATCTTGATTCGTATAAATTCAGAAAAGACTGAACTCTCCGGATATCCTCTTCTTTCTCAGGCATTTCTGGATTATCGCCAGACCAAAAATCTTCGATCCATTTGTGAACACGGGTTCCAAGTGAAGCTGCAGTAACTGCTTTTTGTGTCCAATCATTTTCTATTACAGAAGGATCAACACCTGCTTCTGAAGCTTTTCTTTTGATCCAATAATCACGATCGAAGGGAATTTTGAATCTCCTTAGAAAAGTTGTTACTGAATCGTATGTTATCCCTCGGTAAGAATAGGAGTGGCTGTTTTCTTCAAAAATAAAATATGGATCTTTGAAAAAATCCAATTTTTTTTGATATTCATTTAATACTTCTTCCCAATTTACCACGATATGAATGAATTTACAAATTGCATGATCTGTTCCCAATTCCTAATCACATAACCAAGAGCTACCATTTCTAAACAGAATCTTAGCAACCAAATCCAACTCAATTCCCTATATACAAAATAATAAATAACCAAAAATGAATCACCGCCAGTTTCTTTGATAGGCTGCAACCAAGGAGCAATTATTTCGTGCAAATTAAGGCGGGTTAGGTATTCGTTGATAGGTCTGATTTCTTCGAAAACAAAAGCTGGCCTGGCATCGTCGGGGAAATCTCTGGATTGTGTTACCTCTGGCGGAAGATTTACCACCGTGTAAATTCTACCAAACCAATCTTTTCTCAATCTTAGTTTGCTCCACTGAGGAGAACTCAATGACTCTTTTTTAATAATCGTGAGATAATCTGAATATAATTTCAGGTCCTTGAGAACATCCCATAATCGAAGGGTAACTATGATTCTACCTAAAAAGTCAATCATTTTTTTGAATTTTTTTTCGTCAAGGTCTCGATTTTCTTACGAATTTTTGTTCTGGCCCTTCTTATTCTTGTAGCGATGGACCTTTTCTTAATTCCATACTTGTCAGCTATGTCCTTGTACTTCATACCATAGATCTCTCTATCAATCATGATATCCCTATAAAGTTCCGGGAGATCTCTAATTTCATCTACAACCTGCTCATAAACTTCATCAATATCAGATCCGCCTGATAGGAAACTCCAGATAGGATCTTCTTCCACCGAATAAACCACTGAGTCTGAGTCCATCTTGGTTGAATCCAATTCGATTTCTTCTGTGGTTTTTGTTACGAGCCTTTTTCTACTTTTTTGTAAAAGTAAAGATTCGTTTTTGGCTATATTGTAGCACCAAGTTGAAAAATTTCCCTTCTCCGCATCATATTGATCTATTTTTTGCCAGACCTTGGACATAGAATTTAAAAAAGCATCCTCTGCTAATTCCATGTCGTTGAGGATGGTGAAACAGTGGTTCAAGACCCCCGGTTTTAACCTTTCAAATAAAAATTTAAAAGACATATCGTCTTTACCTTGAATAAAATTTTCTGCTAATACCTGAATGTTTTTCTCCTTTGCCATTTTTTTGTTCCCTAGATTTTTTTTCCCAATTTTACAATTTCTAAACCTGCCTCCAATAAGAAAGACAGGGGCTCAGGTTTTCTGTAGACCTTGCCGAAAACTACTTTTTTGATTCCCGATTGAATGATCAATTTAGAACATTCAAAACAAGGAGAAACGGTTACATACATAGTTGATCCTTCTGAACTTTGTGTGCTCTTGGCAAGTTTGGTGATTGCATTAGCTTCGGCATGTAGCACATAGCTCAAAGTCACAAAATTTTCATCTTCGCACTCATTTGGAAATCCCGTAGGAGATCCATTATAACCATCGGATATAATTGATTTATCTTTTACAATTAGACTACCTACCTTCATTCTTCTGCAATGTGAATTTTGTGCCCAGATTTCAGCCATGGCCAAATATACAGGATCAGTTTTAATATCTTTTGGTTTATAAAAGGTTTCGTCTTTTAAATTTTCAATTTCACTAAAAATAAAAACATTTCTCAGGTTAGGTTTTGCCACCCAGGAAAATTCTTCATATGAGCCCAAATCCTGAAAAAACTCATCCACAGGTATTTCTTTGAATTTAAATTTATTGGTGCTCATAAGGAATTCGGTTTGAAAAGTTCAAATATAGCCAACTTCTTTGACAAATAAAAATTTAACCTGATTTTTCAAATTATATTAGAACTTGGTCTGAATGGCGTGTCATTTGCTATCCTTAAAGGACCCGATAAAGATTTATAAATTCCTGCCAAAAGTCCTTTTATCTCTTTAATGTCTGAAGAGGATAAAGTTTCGCCTTCTTTTGTTCCTTTAGGGGTTTTATTTGTTTTTGTTGGAGCTTGTGGGGGTGTGTTTTCTACTTTATCGGGGGTTGATGTGCTTGGTGATGGTTCAGCTTGTTGGGGTGAAGATGCGGATGGACTTTTTTCGTCTGACTTTTTTAAAGTTGGAGTTTCTTTATTTAGTTTGGATGAATCCAATTTTTCAACTAAGTTTCCCGCTTGTTTGGAAAAATAATCCATCGTTGGGTCCCCACTTTCTGGAGTTTTTTGGGATAAAGATTGTTGGTAATCTTTGATTCCTTTAGTCAAATTTTCCTTGAATTTTGAACCAAATTCTTTTCCCTTGGCCTTTAATGATTCCAAAAGTTTAGGCTTAGTCGGGGAAATTACAGATTCTTGATTTTTCTTATTTTCTTTTTTAGATTTAATTTTTGAATCTGTTTCTGGTTTCATTCCGTCCGTAAGCCCTGGTATTTTTTGCCCTTGTTCTTTCTGTGTAGGTATTTTTTGCCCTTGTTCTTTCTGTGTGAGAGATGATAAAACAGAGATTGGTTGGGTTTCGGTTGGTTCGGGTGCTTCATTATAGGACTCTATAAAATAATCTAGGTCCTCTTGAAGATCTTCTGGATATTTGGTGTAGTAATCTAGATCGGATTTCAAAAGATCTTCTCTTTCTTTTTGAATAGCAGCTTTTGGGACTTTAACACCAAATTTATTTTCTATGAACCCTTCTAGTGTAGGCATTTGGGTAACAATATCCTGCAGAAAATTAGAATTTTTTTCAGACGAAACTTCATTTATTTGGGATTTTGCTGTGTTTATTTCTTTTTGTTTTGTTTTTTTTATGTCTGCCAATCTTTGCTGAGGGGCAACCACAGACAAATCCTGTTTTTCTGGATTAGCTCGTCTTTTTCTGTCTTCCTCCATTTCTTCTAGAGCGGATTTATAAAGTTCATCTTGATTGATAACTTTCTGGTCTTTTTTCAACTTTACAATTTCTGGTCCTGCTTCGCCTACAATAGCCATCCCATCCTTTTCAATTTGTCCTCCGTCTTTTAGTTTGGGTAACTTATCCAAACCTAACTTATCCAAACCTAACTTATCCAAACCTAAATTACCCAAACCTAACTTATCCAAACCTAACTTATCCAAACCTAACTTATCCAAACCTAAATTACCCAAACCTAAAATTTTAGTCAAATCCAAATTTGGAATATTTGGTTTCACTTCTGCTGGCTTCGTCTGATTTTTTGCGATGGATTCTTTCATTTCTTTCAATAAATCAGATACGTTAGATTTAGAACCTACGCCATCGGATTTATTAGAATTTGCTGTCTTCGAATTTTTCTCTGCCTGCTTCCCTAAAGTTTTTTCTAATTCTTTAGAGAAAGATCCAACCATTTTTTCAAACTTTTTTGGATCTTCCTTTTCTTCGGTGGAATTTTGTGACCCAGATTTGTTTTCCTGCTTTAATTCATTGACAAGTTGGTTCGTATTTTTGTTGGTTTCTGCAGAAATTTTATTTTGTTCTTTGAGCTCCCGAGCTAAAGAATCTAAATTGTTGGAAAGAGAAGATAGCTCCTTCAAAATGCTAGCTGTGTCCTGTGCCATAATAAAACTAATTTATATATCTAATTGTTGCAAAATGGAAATCATTTCGAAAAATTAAAAACCTCAGATTGGCCAGAATCCTCCATATTTTCTTTGTTTTGTTTTTCTACAGACTTGTTAATTTTATCCAACCAAATTTGGAACTCGTAATATGGAATTTTTTCTATCCATTCCGGATCTAATTTGTGTTCGTTCCAAAGGCGAAACTTCAAATCAAAGTAGTTCTCCAAAGATATCTGAAATAACGAAAAGAGATCTGATCCCTCCGGGAAAGGAAATTGGGGCGGTGACCTCCTGAGCACCGCACTTAGAACAAGGTAAATTCACCTCCAACTTCGTACCTATCTTAAGTAAGTCTGCTACTTGAAATAAAATAGAAAATTCCTCCTTGGACCAAGAATTTGATGCCTCTTCAAGTTCGGCCAATCGGTTTTCATCTAAACCTCTCCAATCTTCGTAGAGATGCGGTGCTATTTTGATGAAACTTTCGTCTACATCCATCCCCTTTCTAATCCTATTTCGAACATAAGTAGAGATTGCATCTACAACACCTATTGAAGGAACTGTTAATTTGATGGTTCTAGATAACTTTGAAATATTCAGAACGAACTTTCTATCCGATTTGGAATAATAGGACATCAATTTCTCGTCTATAGCATATTTGGATAAAACCCCAGTCCTTAGCTCAACACCATTTTGAAACGGACAATCCCCAGTTACACAATTAGTTTTAGGTTTTAAAACAATCATATTTTCTCCCCGTACAAAGGTTAAATCTCTGATCGTCATAAGGATAAAAAAGCGATCCTCCTGTTTAATTTCTTTGTAGGACACAACTCCGTATTGTGGAAACTTGATTACACAGCATCTTTCGAGAATCAAATTTAATTTGGCATCAATGTCGAGCATATCTGTTTCATCGATGGTTGAAAAGTGTCTTATTTCCTTTACCTCTGCAGGACGTATAGCGATCTGAACTCCTTCCGGGTAAAATAGTCCGCCAGAGGGAAGAAGTGAAGGAGGTAAATTTTTCCAACCCAAATCAGAAGGTCCGAAATCCCTTGGGATGGAATTTTCTGGACTTGTGGTGAGAATAGGCTCAGATTTTATTTGCTCAGCCAATCTCGTCTGAGATGGGCCTTCGGTTTTTTCTTGTGCCTGTTGGAATAAGGCATTGGCTTCTTTCTCTGCCCTTTCCTCTAAAGGATTGATTGGGTTTAGATCGGCTACGCCATCATCAAAAGAAATTCCGCCAAGTTTTTCTTTTTCTTGTAAAATTTTTTCTGGTGATAAATTTTTTGGATCCATATAATTCAAATTAGGTCACACATAAATGTGCTCCTTATATATGTGTGACAGAAAAAAAACTAAAATTATAGGAATTGGTCTTGCCAGTAATCAGATTTCCAGGTAGTATCTAGAATGTATAAAGCATCCCCAGAATCATAACTTAATGCCATTGTGGTCAAAGGTTCGATCAAAAAGCAGTTGTTTAAAGTTAATCTGCGAAAAACATCGCCTTGTTTGTTGTAGATTGAAACAACAATTTGTCCAGTGTAATCTTTTTTCAATCCCATAGCACCAGTCAGAGGATTGTAAATCAGATCTGACCATTGACGCAAGATTTTAAAAATGGTCATTGAATTATTCTCGTTTAAGTTCACCTCAAAAGAAATCGAAAATTGAACATCGGAAGTTGAAGGTTCACCACCTGCATATCTTCTTTCGGCAAATTTATAATACTGAGTTACTGGGGCAGCAGGTTGAATATCAACTGCAAGAGATCCGGTTACGCTTTTGACCTGCTGCGTCATAATAGATTCCCCATTGAATCTCACATTACCTAATGTCACTCCTGCCGGAGGTGTAATCAGAACTTCGAATTGGTTAAGAAAAACTGGTTCGAAGTTGTTGCGAGCCGCTAGAGAATTATTGAAGTGTGGTAAACCTGCCATTTATTTTTTTAATTTTTAAGTAAATAGATCATCCCAATAATCAACCGCCCATGTCATGGTGATTTCATACAAAGTAGTTCCATTCACATAATCCAACTCCATCGGATCAATAGCTTTCATAGGGAAACAGTCTTTGCAGGTAATTCTCCTGAAAACATCTCCGTTTTTGTTGAAAATAGAAATGATAACCGTTCCAGTGTAATCCCTTTTGATCCCCATAGCTCCCGTGAGTGGATTGTAAATCAAATCGGTCCACTGTCTTAGGGTTTTAAACGTGTACATCGAATTATCGTCATTCAAATTAACCGTAAATTTCACGCTCAAATCCAAACTGGTTTTATCTGGTTTACCCCCCGCATAGTTTCTTTTGGCAAACTTGTATTTCTGAAAAATAAAAGATGGGTTTTTATCCACGTCCATTCCTTGTACACTCATAACCTGTTGTAACAAAATTTGACCCCCTAGAACAGCTGCAGGGGGAATTACCGTTACCTCAAATTGATTGAGATAAACTGGTTCGTATTTATTGATCGAATACAATGAATTTTGGTAATGTGGTAAACCGGCCATTAATTGTTTTTCTTTTTTTTATTTATCTTACCTTCTAAAATTCACAAAATATGTTATACAAAGTTGATGAAACCACCAGATGCAATACCACCAGTTTTAGTAACCGTGATTCTATTGATGAATTTCTGAATTCCTCGAGCAGGCTCTATGATGATATCAATAATACCCATATTCATGTCGATAACAGAAGGAGGATTGTTTGATGCGTCCATAATTACTTGATAGGCATAAATACCTCCACCTGCTCTCACTCCATCTAAATAGGTATCGACCAGAGTTTTGATTTCAAGACGGATAGAATCCTCGTTGAAATCGAACAAATAGTTTGATAGTATTTCTTCCACGTCATTCTCCAGACTAATCAATAAATCTCTGACGTGAAGCAACCCAAAGGCGGAATTAACAGTCTGGTAAGCAGTTTGATTACCAAAGATAACTACACCAAAACCTCTTTTCTTAATAATAGGATTCAATCCAAAGGGTTCTAGCCATCCGCGATCTTCGTTGGTGAAATCATATTCAACTCCGACGATATTACCTCCGGAAATCGTACCTCTTTTTTGACCTGCTATGATGTTGTAGGGTTCTCCGTTTGCGAATTTTCTTACGAAATTGTTAGAGACATAAGCAGCTGGTGGAACATTCGCGTTTCTGTTATTTTCCCTAACAGTAATATAAGGAGTGAAATAACCAGCAAAAGAAGCTCCCAAATCTTGGGTAGGAAGGCTGAATGTGTAAGCTGGATTCAAAGATAAATTTCCACCCTCTGCAATGTATTGTGCTTCTAGGGGAGGGAACGGATCTACAGCTGTTGGAGCATTAGTAAATCTTGGATCCGTGCTGGCTCTAAACTGAGCCATAGAAGGAGCATTGATAAATGCCAAAGCCTTCTGTCTCATCATAGCAAGCTTTGAAAGTTGGTATTTAGAATTCGGTTGAATCGTTCCGCTGAAAGTATCTACGATATAACGGAATGAAATAACGTCCTTAGTAGCCAAGGTTGCAGCCAAATTTGTGTCATACAAAACGTTTAAAATTTCATCCACTCTCAAATCTGTTCCATTAGGTCTTTGAGCATCTCTCATTGTGTAACCACCCAAATAAATGAAATCGAATGATCTGGTGAATTGGGGAATTGATTTAAACTTTTGAACTTGAATTGGGGATCCAGAATAAAAGAAAATAGGCCTAGCGCAAACAACTCTAACAACTCCAGAAGTAGTGGTTCGTGCCACTGCGGTTACTTTAGTCAATCTAGATTGTCTGTTGGCTCCTACGGTTTCACACAATTCTAGGTCAGTGGAAACTAAATAATCTCCCACGGAAATTATTTTATTGTTAATCTGATCAGGAACGAACGTAAAACTGTTTGGACCAGTTGTGCCCAATACATCTAAGAATTGGTTGATAGATGCAACACTCGAAACAATGTCCGTCTGGTTTGACCCAACGGGGAATCCGATATTATCAGAGGCATAAACATCTCCAAAAGGTGGATAGGCAACCAGATCAGATGGGCTTTGTCTAGCAATATTATTAAAAGCTCTGACAAAAGAAACATTAAATTGGTCTCTGTCGACCGTATTCTGTGTGTCCAGATATAAAATGTCTGTTCCGTCTTCGTCCAGCCAAACTGTGTCCCCGTCTTCTATTTCTCGGTATAAAATATTTTGATATAATCTGGTAGAAATTTGACCAGTTAGAGCATTAGAACTAGCTGTCCCACCTGTTATTGAAGCAACATTAACAATGTCTAAATAATCGGAAGCACCGAATTGTTGATAATATCCAGCAACTACACTAGAAGTACTTTCGGTAAATGAAGTTGGTCTTACTTCAATTCCCTGTGAAGCATAAACTGGTGAATCCAAAGGATGAGTAAATGTAATGGTCAAATTTCCGGCAATTTCTCTAACACCGGAGATTTTTAGTTTTACTAAATCACCGGTTGTAAATTGATTTATGATATTTCCCGAAGCTCCCGCTGGAATTGTAACTGTTCCAACAATGAATGGGCTGTATGAAGAAGTGGGGGTAACAAAATCCTTCAGCCTCAATTTTTCTGCAGAGGTAAGAGAAGGTTCAGTTAAGATATCTGCAGAAGCCGCTGCTCCCGTACCACCTCCACCCCCCGAGATGGATACTGATGGGTTGGACGTATATCCAGATCCACCATCTATTAAAACAATGCTAGATACAGCACCCGAGGTTAAGACCGCAGTGGCAGCAGCACCAGTTCCAGACCCGGAGAAAGATACCGTTGGTGCACTTATGTAACCAGAACCGCCGTTGGTAATATAAACATTTACAACTGCACCCCCAGTAACACCAGAATTGGTACGGAGATAATGAAGACCACCAAATGTTAAACTTGGGTTATAGGGTTCCAATGCGGATGCGGGAACTCCAGCAGTGGGTCCGGTCGGACCGCCTAGATTGAACAAAGTTCCAACATTTAATTGGTTATAATCAACACCCGCTGTTCCTCCCGTTACCCCCGATGCTCCAGTTATTCCGATCGAATTTTGCGTATAAAGATAATCCTGAATCAACTGTTGATCGTAACTTAAAAAATTCAAAGTAGGATCTTGAAGGTCTCTATCTGAAGTGAGCTCATCGATCAAAAAGTTACCGACCAAATCTACTTTGAATCTATTCTGGCATAGATATTCCAATCCTTCTGCATCTACTGCACAAAATAGTCCAGAGGAAGGAGTGTTGTTGTTAACCAGAGTTTCAATGAATTGATTGTTACCGTTTAGATCGACAAAATCAACAATCAAACACCCAGTTATTTGGGTGACGATGTTCACGTTTTGTTGGCTCAGAAAATTATTGATTTGACTTTTTATGAATCCATTTGGGGTGAAGAAAGCAGACCATTCTGGATCTTTAGATAGAGCCTGGTAATCCGTCCAATCCCCCGAAACCGCAATAATATCAATAAACCAATCGGAAATGTAGTCATATGGGTGTACATAACTGGGTACATTATTTGCACCATACCAATCAATCGCGAATACGTCGTATCCCTGAAGAGGGGGTGTAGCATCAGTGGATTTTCTAACAATGACAGACATAGACTGTTGTCCTAAATTCACCAAATTGAAAATTCTTCCCTGATCCACCACAGACATTGTGGCGAGAAAATAATCGACATCGGCAAACCAAAATCTTTCTTTGTTGTAAAAAGACGAGTACAAACGGGAAGTTAGAACTCCATTGGGCTCATCGGTAGCAACAGAGAAACCAAAATAGTCTACTTTGTCTGCAGTTGGTGAATCAACATCGTTGTTGAGTCGAAGCAAATTCAAGGCAAAAACTGGTCCTGTTGAAAGACAGGTTAAAATTGATCTCTGAAAATACGATCCCTGTGATTCTAGATTTTTATCAATGTCACCAAAAATTGCAACTGCAGTTGTGACGTCTGGGATATAAACCGGAGCATTGAAAGGACCCTTATTCGAAAAACCAACCACCAGACGAATTGTTTGGGAGGTTAGAATGATGTTTTCAGAGGCATCAAATTCCAACGTATAAACGCCGGAAGCTTTGAATTGTGATAAATCGAGTTTGATTTTCTTAGCCATTATCGTTTTAAAGATATTTTTTCCTAGTATATATCAAAATGAATTACCACAAATGAGGATATTACTAGGGTTCCATCCTATATATCTTTAATCAATTATGACATTAGCTTGCTAAATGAATCATAGAAGCTTCCTTCTTTAGTTTTTCCGTCGGTTTCCTTGTCATTTAATTTGGTTTCAATCAATTTTCTATAGTCCTCGTCCATTCGATCGTAGAGATCCCCAATCAAATCGTAGAAAGCTGTTGTTTCAAAAAGTGCAGACAAATTCACCAAAGTCATGGCGACATCGTCGTGTCCAGATTGTGATGAATATGTTCCGCTATTGTTTAATCCAAAAGAAAAAATTTCTGGAATTGTCCATGCTTTTTCGTTGATAATGACTCTGTTTTGTCTGAACGATGCCCTCAACATTTCACAGTACTTCATTTTGTTTTTTTCGTTGTACTTGATGCCAGGTTTTGCAGTTCGTGCAGACTCCGTGTGTTTGGTGTGTAAAAACATATCCAGAGAAATCTCATCGTTGGAAATCAATTTGTCTAATAGGAGCTCCCCTCTAAAATTCATTTCGAGTAAAACAGTCAATCTTTCTTTATTGAATATATTTAAAATCAAGGCCTCAATCATTTTTTTAATATCTTCAATTTGAATACCATTGTCTCTGAAAACCCCAACCTGGAGTAAACTAAAAAAATCACCTTCGTCCTTGAAATCATCTATGCTTTCAATTAATTTTTTGGGTAAAGGAACAACTCTAAAAATATTGATAACCGTAAAATCTCCTCTGCCCCCTCCTGCAAGATCGACAGATAAAACAAAATTTTTATCATCTAAAGATGCCGAATCTAAAGAAAATTTTGGATGCCATCTAAAATTTTCATAGAAAATTCCTAGATCACTTAGAACATCTATTTCTCTCCACTCATATTCAGATTCATTTGATTTTATTTTCTTCAGCTCATTCGATCCGAGCAACAAGGAGGTTGAACTTAGAAATTGGTTTCCGTATTCCTGATTGAAAAGCTCTTCGCTGCCAAGATTGGCGATTTCCTGTTTTTTCCATTCTTCGTCTCTACCTGGAACTTGCCACCAATCAACTCGAACAGGATTGAATGAATTTTCTCCTGTCAGTGCTCCTTGATAAATGTCATAAAATTTATTCATTCCATTTGGGGTAGAAGTAATGATAATCCTCGAGACCTTAGATGATGAAACAGTGGGATAAGAAGAGCGGAAGAAAGACTCAATAAAATTCGGATGAATGTGTGCAAACTCATCCATGTACAAAAAGTGAATTGTAAAACCAATCGCGGTTGTTTTCGTTGTGGTTTTGGCTATAGCCCTACATCCGTTATCGAATTTCATGGACATAACGTTGTTCACAATCATACCTGGCTTCAAAAACCAAGGCAAACCTTTCACAATAGCCTTGATTTTATCCATGAGTTCTTCGGCAGTTGATCCAACGTTAGCCAAAATCATTGCGTTTTTATCGTGATTGAAAAGCAAATACCACACCAAAATAATTGATGAAGTGATGGATTTTCCAACTTGACGGGGTGCAAGAAAAATATTAAAACGATTATTTTGATATTCTCTCAATACAGATTCTTGGTAATCTCGTAATGTGATGTATTGGAGACCATCATCGGTCATAACCTGACAGTACTGGGCAAAGTGTACCACATCTAAGGCACATTTTTGCATTTCTTGTAATTCCTCTGGTGTATACTCCCAAAGCAAATTTGATCTTTTTAAAGAAGGGTCACCTTCGTGAAATGGATTATCAACAGATTTGTAATCTAAACCTTCATCCTCAACCTTCCTCATAAGGTCGTCTACCCTTTTGGTAGACCAATAATTGGAATCTAGGGGGTCATCTTCATGTTTGCTCATTGGAATAAATCATCGTCGATTTCGAAAGTTCCTTCGCTTTCGGGACTTATATTTTTAGAGGCATCTTGACTTGCTTTTTGTCTGGCATTAACCACCGCATTTTCATTCACTTCTTCGACTTTCACATCCTGAATTTCAGCACCCAAAATGTCTCTGAGTCCTTCCATTAGACTTTTAGTTCCTCTAACCTTCAATGCAGAGTTTATTCCTTGGGCAGGTGGAGGGGGACTGGGAGAAAAAGAAGTATCCGAACCTTGATTTTGTTGCATGGGAACATAACCCGATGAAGCTTTCATCTCCAATTCTTTTCTTATATTCTTGTAGCTGGCTTCCGTCTTTTCGAGATAGGTCTGGTGATCCTTGGACATTTGCATAATTTGTCCCTGTAATTGTGCAAGAACCTCGAACATTCGAGCAGAAGCACTTCCTAAATCAATTTCTTCTACCAATTTTGTGATGGCGTGTTGTGCAGTTTTTATTTGAAGCATCATCGATCCAACGTTCATGGCATCTATTTTCTTCTTGTATTCAAGGAATTCTGATTCATCAATTAGATTTTGATCCACATAAAATTTAACCAATGACTCTAGCAGATCCCTAGAGTCTGTACCGGTAGACTGGATTTGAACCTGAAAATCCATAACCTCTGTAGTTTTCATACGGGGAAGGTTGTCTACAGTCAACGATTCAATTTCCAAATTTTCTTCCATTAGAATGGAATCTAAATTTGCCTTGATTCTCTCCTGGACAACCTTCTCTGGCTTTGGTTTACGTCTTGGCATAACTCATTTTTTTAACCCTTTCTGGGAATTTTAGGAATTGCCAAAGTTGGTTTGGCGTTGTCGATTATGTGAGCCAGTTGTGCATCCCTCACGATGTTTTGGTTCAACACAATCGATTGTTTGTTTATATCTATCATCGATTTGAAAATTCGAATATTGGAAAGCAAAACGGGCGAAGTATATATCCTATAGGCATTGTTGTCTGTTCCATATAGGGGGTTGGCTGGATTAGTAACAATATCTTTAGGTAAGTCGAAAGTATATGTTTGGGACAAAGTTCTAAAATCTTCATGGACCGGGATTAGATTAGAAGATTGTTCCTGTGGGTTATTCACATCGTAACTCATCTTCCACATATTGACACCCATCTGGTGATATTTATTAGAAATATTTACAACCAATCCATACCATTCCCCTATTTCTGGTATGAATTGTAGCTTCGAATTGAAAACAAAATCATTCAAATTTATTTGAATGCTGCCCTCCTGAAGAAAATTCGTGTTGTTGTATTCTTGTGAACCAGAATAAATTAAATCTACTCTAAGACCTTGTGGTCCATCATTTGGGTCCAAATAATCTCCTGCAATCAAATTTCTAGCCTGTGCTTTTTGCATCTTAAGGGTAGGGGTATCTAATGAAAAAGGTAAATTAGGATTGACGACGGAAAATTTGAATTGGTCAATCACAGAAGCCACCTGAAATCCACCGGAGTGATTTAAATCTGATTTTATTGCAACATATCCATCTGGATTTTCAGCATAGCCAAGCCACGGAGAAAGTCCATGTTTATAAGGAGTAGTGTTGTAAACAATTCTTGTTGGGGTTACCGTTTCCTGAGCCATCGGGACAGGGGGATAAGGTTTTTTAGTTAGAGAATTTTCGTTTACATAATTTTTAATTGAAAACCAGCATGTAAAAGCTATTTCTCCATCAGAATCTAATTTAGGGGTAGTTAAATATCTCACCCCATTTCTATATTTATTCGGTTCAAATACAAATTCTGGATTAGATTGGAAAGCATCATATAAATCATAATAATTGTTAAACACAATAGTCCAGTTGTTGTTCAAATCGTAACTTACAATGGGAAGTTTTTCGTACACGTACGATCGGGTGGGGTCGTTCCCTCGGTCGATCGTGGTCGTTTCGTATTGCTGGGGTTTGGTGATTAATTCCTCCTGAGCCTCGGTTTCCGCACCAAACAATTTTTGAGAATTTAAAGCTATTCCGTCTAGTTCTTCTTTGTAGGCAGGATCTCTGAAGTAAGTGTTAGATTTCGGATTATATTTTTTCAATTCAATTTTGAAATAAATCGGGGAATACATGAAGTCTCTGAACAAATAGGTAGAATTGATTTCATAAATTCTATTGGTGAGAGGAAAATAAAGGATATCCCTTTTACGGGGTTGTGAACCACGACCAAAAAGACTTTCAAAATATACCTTGTCAATGTGTATTTCGAATGGCTCTTCGAAAGAAATGCCAAACGGGTCATAGTTGGGTTTATTGTCAGGAAATTGGTTTTGCGGAACCAGCACTTTAACGCATCTTTCTTCCACCACGTCATACAAAGTCCATTCTTTGAGTACCACGTCTTTTGATCTGGACTGAGGTTGAACAGAATAGTAATTGGTTTCAAATCCAAACATTTTGTTGACAATCAAACTTAGATCCTTGTAAAGATTGATTGCCTTATTGATGTTATAAGGATTGAATGTGAAAGGTCCACACTCGTTAAATACCACAGGGCGATTTGATTGTTCAGGAGAACATTGAGGAACTGGGTTTCTAATAACTAAATTATCAGGGCCAGTCGGCACATTAGCATCATAAGTTAAATTCAAATCGAAATTAACAATGACTACATTTGGACTGATTGGTTCTTCTGATTGATAGGCTATACTCCCGTCCGGATTTACGACAACGGACGTGAATCTAAACTCGGGGTAAAATGGCTTGCTTGGATCCAATTGTATCGTAAACACTTCTGCTCCTTCACCTGACTCATAAGAATTTTGTAATCCCGTTGTTGCAAACCCCATATTTACCCAAAGAGACCAAGTTTCACCATCGACGGAATATCTAAAATCAATTGCAATACCATTGGAGACATTTGCGTTCGATACGGAATTTAAATTCACACTATATCCCTCTAAAGATGAAGCTGAATCAATAATCCATCCATTGAAAGAACTAACATAATAAAAAGGTTGATCATAACTTAGAACTCTGTAGTTTCCTATATAGGTAAAATTCAGGGCAGAGTCTAACTGGGTCAACCTTTCAATTAGCCATTCCTGCGATTGACAAGGAGCATAATAATACGTTCCGTTTGAAGCCAAAACCGTATGATAACCATTGCAACCTATTTGAATTGCTCTGGCCAAAGCAGCACCGGTTGTTCCGTAAAGATTATCCGTGCTTGTCTCTTGAACCTTGGCAGTATTAGGTAAATCGTCCTGATATCTATATCTAGGATCCGATAAATTTCTCTGTTGACCATTCCCATTATATACGGGAAGTCCAGTAAAGATAGCTTTGTTAGGGGGAATGGCTGACATGTAAGGCGATTACTTCGAAAAGGAGGGCTTTTCTTGTATATATCACCAAATATCTAACAGAGGTTACAATTTCTGTTCGGACATTAAATTTTGGATTTTTGAAATTACCATATCGGGGGTGATTTGTGTTGTACACTCAAACATTCTTTCTGTGTTCTTGAGTCTAGGACACCAATTCCAATCTCCACGATCGAATTTGTGTCTAACGTCGTTGAAACACCCATGGCACACATCGAAATTAATTACTCTATAATTCAAATGAGAAAATTCACAATGGGGAGAAGAAAATCCAGAAATCATTACCACTGGTTTTCTCAAAGCCCAAGCCAGCCAAGATAAACCGGATCCAATACCGACGAAAAAATCTGCATGATATAAATCTATCATTCGGTCGGTCATGTCTATAGTTCCGGTTTTATCAACAACTCCATCCAAAGTATTTTGTTGGCTGTGAATCACCACCACTTCATATCCAATTGATTCGAGATGATCAACCAAAGTTTGCCAACCTCCTGGATAGTGCCAATGTTTTGCATTTGCCGTGGACTCGGTGGCAATACAAACATATTTTCCTTCAAACCTCGATTTAGTTGTCTCCAGCCATCCCGGAATTTGAGAAGGTAAAATATCCGAATTTACTTCGACACCAATTAAGTCACCTGCAACTTGTTGCAAAGAAATTGATCTCGGATCACGCCGGTGTATGTTCCTATCGTCTTCTTCATACCATCCTACCCCAAACACCACATTGGCAGCTGGATCCCTAAATCCAGGGGGTGAAAATTTAATTTGGGGGAAAAAGTGTGACATAATTTCATTCCAAAATGTTGTAACGATTAATTGTGCCTTGTATTTTTTTCTTAGTTGATCAATCACAGGTAACCATGCAATTGTGTCTCCTAATGAAGAAGAATCTATTGATATCAAAATTTTTCCCCCAAACAAAGTAGACTCGAAATCTAAAGACCAAACCTTATTTTCACGATCATAACCTTCCACTAACCAGGGGGTAAACCATCTTCGAAAAAGGGAGGTAAAATGACCAGGCTTCAAAGTACTTTCGTGGACACACTCCGAAGTGGTTGGATCAATGAATTTTATATTTCTTTCACTCTTTGGATCATTTCCCTTCAAATCTATTTTTGGAGAATAATCATAAGAAAATTGAAATTGGATTTGTTCAGGAACGTGTACGTTTTTATTTTTGTTGATATTTCTGTAAATTTCTATCCCACTTTTTTTCATGATGGTAAATTCAAAATTTTTCGAATTAGTTCAACATTGTATTCATGATCAGTCACAGGCTCTTGGTTTGAATAAAAATGAACTAAGGGGGTTTCGTCGTAGTCGTCCATGTAAGAAGGCAATCTCCTCATTAGTATGGGTAAATTCCAAGAAAGAGATTCCTTTATAACAATCGGGTTCAATTCCCAAATCGAGGAGAAAACAAACAAATCGGATGCTTCATAAAATAGGTCAGTATCGTGTCTTTCCCCCCAAATTCTGCAATTTCTTGGAACATTCTTCATCAGAGGCTCCCAATATTCTTGAAAGTTACCCGCCAAATTACCAATGAAATGAAATTCTATTTGTTCATTTTCTAGTAGTCTGGCGTATTCCATGAGTTCCCCTTGATTTTTACCTGGGGTGAAAAGACCGATGTTAATAACATGTTTTTTGTTTGGGTCTAAACCAAGTTGTTCCCTGGCACTTTCTTTTCCAATCCCGATAAAATCTTCTATGGGATATTCCAAGATATCCAATTCGAAACCAGAACTTTTAAAAACTTCGGTCATCCATTTATTTACCATCACCAATTTATCAGGAGCCCAGAATTTGTCCAAAATTTTAACATTTGAAGAGTGACACGTTTCAAAAATAAACCAAGGTCTGTCTGGGGAGAATATTTTTCGACAAATATCATCACCAACGAAGAATTCCACAAAGTCTTGGAAGTGGATGACGTCTGGGCAAACCCTTTCCACAATTTCTAGAAATTCACTTTTGTCTTCTGTGTCTATTCTAAAATAATTTTCCCCCAATAAATTTTGTATTCTTTGTCTTTGAACTACAAATTCGTCCGATAGGTTATTGTATTCTACACAATAGATTTCTCCTTCTGGCAAAAGTTTCTCGATGCACTTATAAAGATACTGAGGCATCCCCCCAGTTGAAAGGTGCGGAGCAACAAAAAGAATTCTGGGTTTATTTCCAGATTCTTCGAGGATAGAATTTTCAACAGAACTTAAAATTCTATGAAGGTGATATTTTGTTCTTCGCAGGGTATCAGTTGGGCTTTTCATCTTGGTTTTGGGAATAAATTCCGGTGTTGAAATCCAATTGCCCTTCACCGTATTTAGATACAATATTGTTCACCAATTCTTGTTCTCTTTTTTTGATATCCGACGTTTCTCCATATAAAGACTGAAGTTGTTCTTCAACAAATCTGATTTCCTCGGTCAGAAAATGATGTTGGATGTTCATGCGACCTATTTTGTCAACGTTTTCACGAGCCTCGTTTCTTAGAGATTGAACCTTTTCTAGTTCTTCTGAACTTAATTTAATTTGATTTTCCATAGCAAATTCTTTTATTTTGAAATTGGGTAATTATTTCATCCCTCTTTTGAAATTTTTATTTTTCAAATTCATAAAAGTTCAAATGGAAGAATGAAAAAAAGAATTTTAAGTTTAATTCCAGATAGATTGGAAAAACCTATGGGAGGATTAGGCTATCAATATTTAGCCTTACACGATGAATTGAGTTCCGAATTTGAATTACACACCATTTGCTTTCCCCATCTTTCTTCTGGTTTTGAATTTCCAAATACCAAACAAATTTTTCCGAGTTTTGTTCCAACAAACGGTGGAAATATAAACCCTTTGGTTTTCAATTTGGCACATCAAATTAATTTCTTTGTCACATCATTGGGTATGCCAAAACCAGATTTGGTGCACGCGTACGACTGGCCGGTATACATGCCCGGTGGACATTTGTCTAATCACTTCAATGTTCCTTTGGTGTGCTCTTTAAATTTGGCAATAAGAGGGCAGATCCATAGGAATTTGAATATTGCCCTTGATCCAACAACAAAAGACGGGAAAACAATTCAAGAAACTTTATTGGAAATGGAAACTGGATTTTTGAGATGGTCCGATCGAATTATCACCATATCTAAATTTTATCTCGATATATTTCCAGAATTTTCGTCCAAGATGTCCTTGGTCCCAAATGGAATTGACCTTAAAAAATGGAAATCAAACAACCCAAATCCCAAAAAGAAAAAAAATAAAATTGTTTATATCGGACGGTTTTGCGAGATGAAGGGAGTGGATAAATTATTGGAAGCCAATATCCCAGACGGCATTGAACTTTGGATCATTGGTTCTCCCGATGGGGGAGATTTATTGTGCAATAAACTTTTGGATCAAAAACTTCAGGAGGGAAAAAAGAACATGTTTTATTTGGGTCCAAAACACGGTTCAGAAAAAATTCATGTCTTGAACGATGCCGATGGAGTTATTATGCCATCTGTTCACGAACCATTTGGACTGGTTGCCTTGGAGGCGATGGCCTCTAATTGCGTTTTACTTTCTTCCAGAAGAGACGGGTTATCAGATTTCGTTAATTCAGAAAATTCTATTTTTGTTGATCCCACGGTAGAAGGGATCGAACAAGGATTTTTAGAATTCTTGAATTTGTCGGAAGAAAGAAAAGATTATTTCAGAGAGCAGGGAAGAAAAACATGCCAGAAATATACATGGTTTTCGGCTGGAGAAAAAATGGCAGAAGTTTACCGTGAACTCCTGAATTAAAATTGATGTCTTTAATTTCTAGGAGTGAGAATTCCTGTTTCTATATCCAAATTAACGTTTCCGTACTTGTAATCCATCATTCCCATGAAGTTCTTTTCCTCGATTTTGAATTTCATGAATTTATCCTCTAAATCTTTTTTTCTTTGAGATAGAACCAACATCTCCAATTCCAAAGATCCAAACTCAATTATAAATTTTTCACCGGTGGATTTCAAATCCTGAATTTTATTTAATTCTTCGGAGGTAATTGTTTGCTGTGTGGAATCTGTTGTATTCATACCCTGCTGAAAGTAGAAGTGGAGTTGATAGAATTTGAAGATTGTAGTTCCGTTATAAGAAAAGTTTCCAATCCGTTTATCAACCGATCATAAGGATCAGAAATATTGACGTCGAAAGTTAATGTCTCTCTGTTTAAATCGGGGTAAACCACTGTATCCCTACAAATTCCATCAGATGAGGTAACAAAAAGATCCACCATTAAATCTCCTTTATAAGAAAGATGTGCATTTATTTTCAACAAAGGAGACTCGTGAATGAGAAGCGATGTTGGACTTTTAAAAAGTCCTGTAACTTGAATTGCCATATTTTTATATTTTTTTATATTATGTTTTTCTTTTCTCTCGAATTCCAATAATCTTCACCCCCGTAATAAATACATATCTCTTTTCCTATTTCTATATCTTCCAAAGCAAAGAAATTGAAAGCTTTATATTCGGGATGGTCTATCCAATCAGCATTTGGTGAATTGGAATGATTATAAATACATCCATATCCAAGTGGAATAACATACTCGGAGAGTGTTCTTTTTGGATAAAGATATCTATAATCAGTGAGAAGATCACCTTCTTTTGGTATTTTTAATAGATAGCAAGTTTCAATTATTTCTCCCTTTGAAATTTTTTGAGTTGCAAAAACTCCCATTCCCTTTCCTTCTGATATCTTAATTTCTATTTTTGTTGGTACATTTATTTGTGGAGGAGGTTCTGATCTTAATTGTGAAATTTTTTCTTTTGACACAAAGACATTTTCAGGCAATGTGTAATTTTCACCTAGGTGGTGATATCCCTTTATTTTCTTTTTAAAATCTTCTAAGTCAACTGTTATAACCATAGCTCCGCTATTTTTGATTTTTTGAATTATTTGAGGATCAGTTATCATAAATTAACCTGGCCTGTAACAAGGGATTAAAACTACAGCACCACCTTTACCAGCTGAATCAAGTATAACTTCCATCCAAACATCTGGTTCTTTGAGATACATTTCAGCGCTACCATCACTACCTATAGCATATTCTGGCGGAACTACCTGATTTACGGGCGGTGTATTACTATATCGCGTGGCATCAAATCTTATCCATTTAGAGGATGATGGTGTTGATGATATATGTACCCATGCACTTGGTGACGTTTGAATTCCATAACCTGTGTTATTAATAATACCTCTACTGGTACCATTTGTTGAAAATCCAATCGAATCAGCTGCCGGAAAGTAAATTCCGGTGTTGGTGTCTGAAGAATTTAAACCAGCGTTAAGAACTGGTGCGGTGGCAGATCCTGCAACCAACTGGATATTGGCGTTGGTCGTTGTATTCAATCTGAGAGTCTCGGTACCACCAGCCACAAGACCCATATTGTCGGCTGAGGGAAAGTAAATTCCGGTGTTGGTGTCTGTAGAATTTAGACCAGCGTTTAAGATCGGATTAGCAGCAGACCCTGCCAGAAGATTAATTCTTCCATTAGAATCTATCCTCATCGCTTCTACGCCACCTTCAACAAATCCAATTGTGTCGGCAGCCGGAAAGTAAATTCCGGTGTTGGTGTCTGAAGAATTTGCTAAACCAGCAGAGATAGAAGGCAATGAAACACTTCCTGCCGTTAATTGAATTTGTCCATTTCCTTGAATCCTAAATAATTCTGTTGTTCCCCCGTAGAAAGCATGAACAAAAGAAGAGGTTGCCTGTGGAACAGAATACCAAAGTCTTCCAGTGAGGGGATATGTACCAAAGGCGTAGTTTACATTAGAAGCATTAATACCAGACCACAATGTTATCTTTTCTCCGGTGGAAACATTAGTGGGAGTAGGACCAGCATTCCCCGCCGATGCATTAGGATAAGGAGAAAACTCTATTCTATTTGATGTTGTATTTGAAAGATGAATTTGACCGCCACCTAAAGCATTTGTTGGGGTTCCAAGAAGATTTAAAGTCGGGGAAGAAAAAGTTATATTCGATTCAACAGATACATTAGGAGAAGAACCATTTAGGGTTAAAACACCATTGTCAGTTGTTCCAGATAAGGTGACAGAACCAGATGTTCCCGAAGATCCTGATGATCCAGAAGAACCAGAAGAACCGGACGATCCAGAAGAACCGGATGATCCAGAAGAACCTGATGATCCTGAAGAACCTGATGATCCAGAAGAACCTGATGATCCAGAAGTACCTCTTGTTCCCGAAGAACCAGAAGTTCCTGATGATCCGGAAGAACCAGAAGAACCTGATGATCCGGAAGAACCAGATGATCCAGAAGATCCAGAAGAACCGGATGATCCAGAAGAACCAGATGATCCAGAAGATCCAGAAGAACCTGACGATCCAGAAGAACCAGATGTTCCCGAAGATCCTGATGATCCAGAAGAACCAGAAGAACCGGACGATCCGGAAGAACCGGATGATCCAGAAGAACCTGATGATCCTGAAGAACCTGATGATCCAGAAGAACCTGATGATCCAGAAGTACCTCTTGTTCCCGAAGAACCAGAAGTTCCTGATGATCCGGAAGAACCAGAAGAACCTGATGATCCGGAAGAACCAGATGATCCAGAAGATCCAGAAGAACCAGATGATCCAGAAGATCCAGAAGAACCGGATGATCCAGAAGAACCCGATGATCCTGAAGATCCTGAAGAACCGGATGATCCAGAAGAACCCGATGATCCTGAAGATCCTGAAGAACCGGATGATCCAGAAGACCCAGAAGAACCTGATGATCCGGAAGAACCAGATGATCCAGAAGATCCAGAAGAACCTGATGATCCAGAAGAACCAGATGTTCCCGATGAGCCAGATGTTCCAGAGGATCCAGGAGTTCCTGAAGAACCTGATGATCCGGAAGAACCAGATGATCCAGAAGATCCAGAAGAACCAGATGATCCAGAAGATCCAGAAGAACCGGATGATCCAGAAGAACCCGATGATCCTGAAGATCCTGAAGAACCGGATGATCCAGAAGAACCCGATGATCCTGAAGATCCTGAAGAACCGGATGATCCAGAAGACCCAGAAGAACCTGATGATCCGGAAGAACCAGATGATCCAGAAGATCCAGAAGAACCTGATGATCCAGAAGAACCAGATGTTCCCGATGAGCCAGATGTTCCAGAGGATCCAGGAGTTCCTGAAGAACCTGATGATCCGGAAGAACCAGATGATCCAGAAGATCCAGAAGAACCAGATGATCCAGAAGATCCAGAAGAACCGGATGATCCAGAAGAACCCGATGATCCTGAAGATCCTGAAGAACCGGATGATCCAGAAGAACCCGATGATCCTGAAGATCCTGAAGAACCGGATGATCCAGAAGAACCTGATGATCCAGAAGAACCAGATGTTCCCGATGAGCCAGATGTTCCAGAGGATCCAGAAGAACCGGATGATCCAGAAGAACCTGATGATCCTGAAGAACCTGATGATCCTGAAGAACCGGATGATCCAGAAGAACCAGAGGTTCCTCTAGTACCGGAAGATCCAGAAGAACCTGATGTTCCAGAAGAACCTGATGTTCCAGAAGAACCTGATGATCCTGAAGAACCTGAAGAACCTGAAGAACCAGAAGTTCCAGAAGAACCTGATGATCCAGATGATCCTGAAGAACCTGAAGAACCTGATGATCCTGAAGAACCTGATGATCCTGAAGAACCGGATGATCCAGAAGAACCAGAGGTTCCTCTAGTACCGGAAGATCCAGAAGAACCAGATGTTCCAGAAGAACCTGATGTTCCAGAAGAACCTGATGATCCAGAAGAACCTGATGATCCTGAAGAACCTGAAGAACCTGAAGAACCAGAAGTTCCAGAAGAACCTGATGATCCAGATGATCCTGAAGAACCTGATGATCCTGAAGAACCAGATGACCCAGATGATCCAGATGTTCCAGAAGAACCTGATGTTCCAGAAGATCCAGAAGTTCCCGAAGTACCAGATGCTCCAGTAACACCAGAAGTTCCCGAAGTTCCTGATGAACCTGACGATCCAGAAGAACCGGATGATCCAGAAGAACCGGATGATCCAGAAGAACCGGATGATCCTGAAGAACCTGATGATCCAGAAGAACCGGACGATCCAGAAGAACCGGATGATCCAGAAGTTCCTGAAGATCCAGAAGTTCCTGAAGATCCAGAAGTACCAGATGACCCAGAAGAACCGGACGATCCAGAAGAACCGGATGATCCAGAAGAACCGGATGATCCAGAAGAACCCGATGATCCCGAAGAACCTGATGATCCAGAAGAACCCGATGATCCTGAAGATCCTGAAGAACCGGATGATCCAGAAGTTCCTGAAGATCCAGAAGTTCCTGAAGATCCAGAAGTTCCTGAAGATCCAGAACTACCCGATGATCCAGAAGAACCTGATGATCCTGAAGAACCTGATGATCCTGAAGAACCTGATGATCCTGATGATCCAGAAGAACCTGACGATCCTGATGAACCAGATGTTCCGGAAGAACCAGAAGTTCCAGATGATCCAGATGATCCTGAAGAACCTGATGATCCTGAAGAACCTGAAGAACCTGATGATCCAGATGATCCTGAAGAACCTGATGATCCTGAAGAACCTGATGATCCAGATGATCCTGAAGAACCTGAAGAACCTGATGATCCTGAAGAACCTGATGATCCTGAAGAACCGGATGATCCAGAAGAACCAGAGGTTCCTCTAGTACCGGAAGATCCAGAAGAACCAGATGTTCCAGAAGAACCTGATGTTCCAGAAGAACCCGATGAACCTGAGCTTCCTGAACTTCCTGAACTTCCGCTTGACCCGGAAGTGCCAGAAGATCCGGCAATCCCAAAATCTAAACAAGCTTGATCTCCTGCGGTGGGAAAATTATTTGAAGCGTTAGCTGAAATAAAAGAAACACCAAAAACGTGATATGTTCCCTGGTCGGTGTTGGAAGTAACCTGGTATCTGTATTGCTTCCCGTTGATTAAAACTCGCATTACAGAGCCAACCGTAACACTATCCAGAAAGGCATCTACATTATTACTGTTTGAATCTGTATCGCTTATAGAAAAAGATGTAACGTTCGATCCGATTTCACCATTAGTCCCAAATATTTGGCCGGATGAAACAGCCTCACTTGAACCCCAACTCCAACATCCGTCGGAAGGGGTTTCGCCAGAAGTTCCTGAAGTACCTCTTGTTCCGCTAGATCCAGAAGAACCTGATGAGCCTGAAGTTCCGGAAGATCCTGAAGAACCTGATGATCCTGAAGAACCTGATGATCCTGAAGAACCGGATGATCCAGAAGAACCAGAGGTTCCTCTAGTACCGGAAG